AAGCAAGGGATTGCTGACCTATCCACCGTTATCGGCTGTCGGGACGACATCATGGGTTACCTCATGCACAAGGGATTGGATCCTAAGATGGCCTTTACGACGGATCTGACTGGGATTACAGATGAGCATGTCCGCAATGCCAAACCGCTAGAGCAAGTTCTGAAAGAGTTTCAGGAATTTTGCCAGGACAGTGTCCTCGTTGCCCATAATGCTACCTTTGACGTGGGCTTTATGAATGTCAATTATGAGCGGCATGGCCTGCCGAAAATTACCCAGCCAGTTATTGACACGCTGGAATTTGCCCGCAACCTCTATCCAGAGTACAAGCGTCATGGTCTGGGGCCTTTGACCAAGCGTTTCCAGATTGCTCTGGAGCACCACCACATGGCCAACTATGACGCGGAAGCGACGGGCCGCCTCCTCTTTATCTTTATCAAGGATGTGGCTGAAAAGCATGGTGTGACCAATCTCAAGGATTTGAATACGGATCTGGTCGATGAGAATTCTTACAAGAAGGCTCGGGTCAAGCATGCGACCATTTATGTGAAAAATCAGACGGGGCTCAAGAATATTTTCAAGTTAGTCAGTCTGTCCAATACCAAGTATTTCGAAGGTGTCCCTCGGATTCCACGGACCGTGCTGGATGCCCATCGAGAAGGCCTGATTTTAGGCTCAGCCTGTTCAGAAGGCGAAGTCTATGATGCTGTTGTCTCTCAGGGGGTGGATGCGGCTGTCGAAGTAGCCAAGTATTATGACTTTATCGAGGTTATGCCGCCGGCTATCTATGAACCGCTGATTGCCAAGGAACAAATCAAGGACCAGGAAGAACTGCAGACCATTATTCGCAACCTGATTGAGGTCGGAGATCGTTTGGGCAAACCTGTCCTTGCGACGGGAAATGTCCACTATATCGAGCCGGAAGAAGAAATCTATCGTGAGATTATCGTCCGCAGTCTCGGTCAGGGAGCCATGATTAACCGGACCATTGGTCACGGTGAAAATGCCCAGCCGGCTCCGCTTCCTAAGGCTCACTTCCGAACCACCAATGAGATGCTGGACGAATTTACCTTTCTGGGCGAGGACTTGGCTAAGAAGCTGGTCATCACCAATCCAAATCAGCTGGCGGAGACCTTTGAGCCGGTCGAGGTGGTCAAGGGCGACCTCTATACGCCTTTCATTGACAAGGCTGAGGAGACAGTTGCCGAGCTGACTTATCAAAAGGCCTTTGAGATTTATGGCAATCCGCTGCCAGATATCGTGGACTTACGAATTGAAAAAGAGCTGACCTCCATCTTGGGGAATGGTTTTGCCGTGATTTATCTGGCTTCGCAGATGCTGGTGCAGCGCTCCAATGAGCGGGGCTATCTGGTAGGTTCACGGGGGTCTGTCGGATCCAGTTTTGTCGCGACCATGATTGGGATTACCGAGGTTAATCCTCTGTCGCCCCACTATGTCTGTGGCAAATGCCAATACAGCGAGTTCATCACGGACGGCTCCTATGGTTCTGGCTTTGATATGCCGGATAAGGACTGTCCAGAGTGCGGCCACAAGCTGAGCAAGAACGGTCAGGATATTCCTTTTGAGACCTTCCTTGGATTTGACGGAGACAAGGTACCTGATATTGACTTGAACTTCTCCGGAGAAGATCAGCCAAGCGCCCATTTGGACGTGCGGGATATCTTTGGTTCAGAATACGCCTTTCGGGCTGGGACCGTTGGTACCGTTGCGGCTAAGACGGCCTATGGATTTGTCAAGGGCTATGAGCGCGACTACGGGAAGTTTTACCGAGACGCAGAAGTTGAGCGTCTGGCGCAGGGAGCTGCCGGAGTCAAGCGGACGACTGGACAACACCCGGGCGGAATCGTTGTTATCCCTAACTACATGGATGTTTATGACTTTACACCGGTCCAATATCCAGCTGACGATGTGACGGCCGAGTGGCAGACCACCCACTTTAACTTCCATGATATCGATGAAAATGTCCTCAAGCTAGACGTTCTGGGACATGATGATCCGACTATGATTCGGAAGCTTCAGGACTTGTCTGGCATTGATCCTAATGACATTCCTATGGATGATGCTGGCGTCATGGCCCTCTTTTCTGGGACAGATATTCTGGGAGTGACTCAGGAGCAAATCGGCACGCCGACTGGTATGCTGGGAATTCCGGAGTTTGGGACCAACTTTGTACGGGGTATGGTTGATGAGACCCATCCGACGACATTTGCCGAGCTCTTACAGCTATCTGGCCTTTCTCATGGTACGGATGTTTGGCTGGGCAATGCTCAGGACTTGATCAAGCAAGGGATTGCTGACCTATCCACCGTTATCGGCTGTCGGGACGACATCATGGTTTACCTCATGCACAAGGGATTGGATCCTAAGATGGCCTTTACGATCATGGAGCGCGTGCGGAAGGGCCTTTGGCTGAAGATTTCTGAAGAAGAGCGCAATGGCTATATCGCAGCCATGAAGGAAAACAATGTGCCAGAATGGTACATCGAGTCCTGTGGAAAAATCAAGTACATGTTCCCCAAGGCCCATGCGGCAGCCTATGTTATGATGGCCCTGCGGGTGGCCTACTTCAAGGTGCATCATCCGATTTATTACTATTGTGCTTATTTCTCCATTCGGGCTAAAGCATTTGATATCAAGACAATGAGTGGCGGACTTGATGCTGTCAAGCGCCGGATGGACGAAATCGCTGAAAAGCGTAAGAACAACGAAGCCTCCAATGTAGAAATTGACCTTTATACGACCTTGGAAATCGTCAATGAAATGCTGGAGCGGGGCTTCAAATTCGGAAAGCTGGATCTCTACAAGAGCCATGCGACCGAGTTTCTCATCGAAGAGGATACCCTTATCCCACCATTCTCTGCTATGGACGGTCTAGGTGACAACGTTGCCCGCCAAGTGGTCAGAGCACGGGAAGAAGGTGAATTCCTCTCTAAGACGGAACTCCGCAAACGCGGCGGCCTCTCTAGCACCCTAGTTGAAAAAATGGACGACATGGGAATTCTAGGCAATATGCCTGAAGATAACCAGTTGAGTTTGTTTGATGAGTTTTTCTAAATAAAACTAGAAAAATAGCAAGGCTTTTGAAAAGTCAAGGAATATTCTTCTAGTTGTTTTTACATCCCTTTTTAAGCTATTAACCCGTGATTGTATAAGGTTTAGAAGAAATTATATATCATACAAGGTATTTAATGCCCTCTCTTAGTCCACAAAAAGGTGAACAAAAAAGGGCATGAAATTTATGAGTTCAGCAGGCAAGAACTAGCACCCTATAAGGTGCTTTTTTAATTGCTTGATGTCATTATACCATATTTTGCTTTTTGAATGTAACGTATCTCACCAGGGTATAATACTTTGATTTTTAACAAAAAATGTTGTATGATAACTGAGATAAGGAACTGGTTTGGCACCCTATGACCTATTTGAGGTCGGCGCCTAAGTCAGTTCCTTTTTGTAGTTCGAGATAGAGCAACAAGGATATAAAAATCATGTCTTATACACCAATAAAGCGCCCTTCCGATAGCTTTTAGCAAAATCAAGCAAGATTTCAGTTTTAAGATGCCTATACTCTATTTTATCAACGCAAAGCACTTTGTATAAATCGCAAAGCTTTTTGGTCTCTTTTGGCTTTTTTGTAAACAAATTAGCGAATATCTCACGCTTTACCTCGTCCAGATTATCTCTGTAAGCTTCAATCTTTGCGACCAACTCCACTGCCTTATCCTTGAATGCTCCATGCTCGTTTTTTCGTCCTGCTAGTGTATGTAGCGATTTGTAACTCTTTAGAAAATAATAAGCTCTTCGTGCTGTTTCTATTTCATCTAAAACCATGTATCTTAACCCTTTCCCTTTTAAGTAAAAATGTTGTATACTTAAGTTAATGAAGGAAGTAATCTTGTTCCCCTTGTCCACTGTGTGGTCGGAATGATGGTTACTTCCTTTTTTGAACTATGTCGACTAATTGATTACCTCGTTTTACAATGGATATGTCCACATCTCTCGTCCTTTCTGAGAATATAAAAAGCATTTCGGCAACTGCCGGCATGCTAATTCAAAATTTCCACAGAATAAATTTCAGACTCTGAAAATACAATATATTCGTTACCTACTTTGATATCCAGCATATCTTCATCTTCGTCGTAACTTTCGGCATCGCAATAATGAGCCATACCGCTCCATACCTTCCCTTCCACATCCGTCAGGGAAACTTTTTTATTATTATATTGTAATAAATTCATTTTTCTCCTCACTTTTCATAATATGTCGGGACTATATGTGCTCCGGTCTTACTATAGCGATTCTTTTTCAATATTAGCTTTGTCTAACCAGGACTTAGACTGCAATTTTCAGAATATAGGCCTTGTCAATCAATCGCTCATATTTCTAAATGGCATTATACTCCAAATCTTGAAATTTCGCCACAGATATAGGAGTGTTTTTGATATCTAAATCAGATATAGAATTATTTTCTTAGGTTAACTGCCCCAAAGTTCAAACAAGCAGAATTTCCTCTCTTTTCCCTTTCTTTTCAAGCAAAAATGTTGTATACTCTAAGTAATGAGGATTGGTTTCGTGCCCCTTGTCCGTTTTCACGGTCGGCACTATAGTCAATTCTCTTTTTTTATGCTCTGATAAGGCTCCTTGCTTTCTGTCAGGTCGATTAACTTTCTTTCTTCAGCTGCATCTTGTTTCTCCGCACTCCATTTTTTAGAAAAGACAATCTGCCTGCGCCCACTTCCTGAATGGTAGTCAACAGGACACCTGGAATTACTGTGCCTCTTATATACTTCAATTAGGAATCTGGATAATTATAAGCTCCTGCTATACCCTTAAATCAAGATTCTGCTGTCTAGCTGATTTACAAGACCGTCTAACTTATATCGATTTAAAATCGAACTACGAACAGAGGTCTTGTTTTTAGATTCATCATTCAGAATATTTTAGATAAACTATGAGTACACGATTGCTTTGTCATAATCACTGCCTAAAAAGCCCTCTAACAACTTCTTAGCTATGTTGCAATACATTTGCCATCTGACAAATTAGAAGCTGTTAAAGAGCCTATCAGAGCCTCAGAGAGAATCTGACCGTCATTCTTCCTGAAGAGGTCGAGGCCGTTCTTGCGCTGAGTTGTCAAGCAAATACAGGACAGTATCTTTAACCTTTACCCTGACCTGACTCTTGAGCATTCGCAGGCTTATCAGAACCCTTGATACCTGTCAAATCTCGGATGATATCAGCATCAAGATATCCTGGTATTGCTTGATTGAGCTTGATAGCTCCATCACCAATCATGGTCAAGGTGTTAGCGTCTGCCTCAAAGAGAGGCTCCCATTTTGCGATTGTATTGACAAACTGACTGCGCAAGTATTTCCATTCATCACGCAAGCAAGCTGCTACATACGCCACATTCAGCAAACCAGATCCAAGAGAACGTTGTGCCTTGCGTCCAGCAAGTCGCAGATTCTCATGACTTGCCCTGATAGCTTCTGCCGAGGATGGATTGTCCGATACAAAGCCAAGGTCATCGAGTGTCAGCCCCATTTCACCAGCAAAACCGGCCGCTGCTAAGCGAAGCTGTTCGGTAAACGGTGACATGTTCGATGTAGTGAACTGACCAACTGTAGGCTTCTCCCCGTCGTCATCCTTGGTGAACTGCAGCATGCTGGAAACAGTTGCTTTCCAAGTATCCATCGGCTCAGCGTCTTGACTCAATCCCAAGACATACTTTTGAGGGAATGAGTAGAACTCAGCTGTCACATCGGCTCGCTCAAGTGTCCGTTTAGCATACCTCTGATATGACATACAAGCCCTTGTTATTCTTGATCGTCCAAAAGGACGCACAGCGTCTGGTCTATGAATAATTGGAACTAATAACGGAGTACCTGCAGGATTTGGAATCATGAAATCTTTTCCTTGTTTCAACAAATACCAGGTTTCTGTCGGTGTGAAATAAGCCTCTAAAACGGGCACCCCATACTCATCCCTTTTTAATACTGCATATCCTTCGGTTAGTAAGCCAGTGATAGGATCTATCACACCAGTAGCGTTGCTGGCCTCTATTACTTGTAGTCTAGGTGTATCATCTTCACCTTTAGAGATATAGACGAAAGCACAAGAGCCAATTAAGGCTGATAAGATGACCGAGTCAAAAAAGACATCAGGATTATTTGCCTGAAAAATCTCATTAACCTGAAAATCATCGTTTTCAAACTCTCGGAACACCAAACGATCCGCAAGGCTATCAACACCCTTAGCAGCCCAACCAAGAACAGCTCTATACTGTTCACGAATATTAGCTGGTATCGTGATGCTAATCATTCTCTCACGATATTGCATCGCGTACTGCTTATATCTCATGTCAACCCTATCCCTGACATTTGCCAGCTTATTTCTTAGATAAGGTATTCCTTTTAAATCCATTTTGTTTTCATATCCTTTCATTTCGCGCGAGAAAATTTGTACAGTGACGGCGTGAAGCTCTCAAACTCCAAAGGGGAGGGGGATACCCCCCATACCAGATTTTAAAAATAAAATTTTAAAAATAATTATTTTAGTTCTTTTATCATTTTTCTCATTGCATCATCCAGCGCCTTTTCATCATCTGTCTTTACACCGTGTGCTTTTTTAGAAGCTTCTAGCTGTTTTTTTGCTTCAAGTTCTGCTGCTTGATAGCCTGCAGCTTCTCGCTCCTCTTTCATCTTTTTCAGTGATTTCATCCAGAGTTCTTGTGTTGAATCATATTGAGCTTGAGACTTTCGTCTTATCGCTTCTAAGCCTTCCTCTGCTTTCTTGCGTCGCTCTTCTTGTTCCTGGGTTGCTCCCTCAACCATCTTGTCATACCAAGAATAAGGATTGTTCTGTTCTGTTTCTGACATATTGCTGCCTCCTAGTTTTTTTAATTGCTTTTTGCTATGGTTTATTATTATCAATGATCAAGAACGTGATTAAAAAGTTTTTCCAATTGACTTTGGTGGTAATATAAGGCATGTCTAGGTTTGTAAGAAATGCCGCAATAGAGATCACTGATTATTGCACCATCTTTGGTTTTTTTATAATCCTCATTATTCTTACCTAGTTCTTTGACAATATTCTTTAATAAAGCATCAACGCTTTGAGCTTTTTCTAAGGCTTTATCTCCTAGTTTATTGATTTCCTTAATCTTTTCATTAGCTAATTCAAAGTATGTTTTTTGTTCCTCGTTTGCTAATTTTTCAACATCTTTAATCATTGCATGGAATTCTTCGTAAGGAATCAAAGGGGATTTTTTCAATGTGGTTAATTGTTTGTCATAGAATTCTCTTATATGTTCCGCAATCCATAACTCATCTTTAGCTTTGACATATTTTTGTGAATCGATTTCCTTTTGAGCCTGTATCAGCTTTTCTTGAGCATTTGAAACGGCTTGATTCGCCTTAATCAATTCAGCTTCAGTATTCTGGATATCTTTATTATTTTGTTCAATCATTTTTTCGATTTTAGTTTTAATAGTTTGTAGTGTTTCCATGTTTCATTCCTCATTTCTTTTGTTTTTTTGATTGTACTTATTGTTTTAAATTATCTACTGGATCTTTGTTTTTCACCTTTTACCCTCTTGACTAAAAAGAAAAAAGAGACGCAACAAAAAGCTACTTAGCTTTAATGTTACGCCTCTAGTTGTCTAGTCAGCTATCTTTCTTTGATTGTTGTTTCAATCTGGATAATTCTTCCATCTTGACTTGTAAACACCAGGCTTCCATAGTCTGGTATTTTCCTCATCTCTATTATACCATCTTTAGGGAAAATAATAAAGTTATCCTGTAAAAATGGTGTGTAATCTTTGCTCATATTCACCTATTTTTCCTTTCTTCTACAGTATCTTGAATTTAACATATCTTACATTCTGTTAGATTCAACTAGCCTCGCTTAACCTTAGTCTTATCAAGGCATTGACCTGTTTTTCTAAAAATGAATTTACAAATTCTCAATATGTTAAATACAATAGATTTTTATTGCTAAAATTCAAAAACCTGATTAAATCAAGGTTTTTAGGCTTACAAGGGGTTTAAAAGGGGCTGATTTTGTACATTTCGCATCTAAACTACTGGATCAAAAAATGTACTTTATCCAGCCTCAAAATAAAGTACATTTTTTAGAGAGTGTACATTATGCCTTAAACTCAGTCGTATCAAGGGTTTATCCACTGTCTAGGGAAAAGTACAAAAATTTCCAGTTTTGCAAAACAAATCTAAATTTTTGGAGTTTTTATTGTGAATTATTATCTAGTACTTTTTCTAGTTTCCAAATACTAAACCAGCATGAAATAGTCAACAGAATAAGGAAAATAAAAAAGAGATTATCAGTAACGATACTTCTGTTCATTCTACTTAACTGAAGAGCTGTGTAAGGAGCTATGGGATACAAAATACATTGTATAATTGCTATTGTTTTCTTTTTCATGATTTTAATCTTACTGTACAGATTTGATACAGTAAACTCCTTTCTAGCTTAATTATAGTCTTATTTTTACAAAAGTTCAATTAGTTATATGTGAAATGCTTCATCAGTAAAAAATAACCGATCTCATTGCTAAGAATCGGTTTTTCTAAATAAATCAATCAACTCAACTATTTACATAATATAAATTATGTAAATAAGAGCTACAACAACAAATCTTTGACTTTTCCAATTTCACTTTTTGGAATAACTAGGTGAATCATATCCCCCAGATACATTCTAGTTGAGCCGTTAACTGTTTGGCTCTTGCCATTATGAACTTGGGTTGTGATGAGGACATTGTGTGGCAAGTTGAGTTCGTGTACTTGTTTTCCTGCTATTTTATCTGAAACAGGGATTTCAATGAGAGTGACTTCTCCTTCATCTGTCGCTTCTTCTGGCAGCATTTTTTCCAGCATTGCCTCATAGACTGGCGCACCTTTGAGTAAATCCATGATGATGTAGGCAACTAGGGTTACTAAGCCAAGTGGCATGAGGTTGCGAATATCTCCTACCATCTCAGTTACGAGTATCATAGCAGTTAAGGGGGCCTTGGATATTGCTCCAAAATAACCACTCATTCCTAGAATAACAAATATAGGAAATTGCTCTTGACTGACAAGTCCAAGATTGACACAAATAACACCAACTAGGGCACCAAGCAGGGAACCAAGCGCCAAAATTGGTAGGAAAATTCCTCCTGGCAGGCCACTTCCATAGCTAATCATGCTCCAAATAAAGCGAATCAAAAAGTAAACTAATAGAACTTGGAAACTAAAATCTTGCTCAGTTAAGGAAAGAACCAGCTGATTTCCACCACCAAGAATTTGTGGCAAGAAAATCCCGACTGGTATGATAAGGATAAAGGCTAGGATTGGATAATAAGCTTTATCCAAATGGATTTTTTGACCAATCCAGTCATAAATTCGACCAACATTGAGTACAGCTTTCTCATAGAGAAAACCAGAAAACCCGAGAAAAACTCCCATAAGGAGGTATATCCAATACTGGTCTAGGGTCATGAGAGGAATGTTATCTGGCATATCCAGTACAGGTGTTAGCCCAAATATGAGCAGAGAAACAAAGTTTGCTACGAGACTAGCTGCTAGTGTTGAGACCCAGAAAAAGCGTGAAAAATGATGATAGACTTCTTCTACAACAAAGAGGAGGCCTGCAATCGGTGCATTAAAGGCAGCTGCTAATCCTGCTGCAGCACCACTGGCAATCAAGGAGCGTTCTTCAACTGGACTGGATTTTAGCCACTTAGCAATGCCTTTACCACCAACTGCTCCAAGTTGAATACTTGGCCCTTCTCGACCTAGCATAAGGCCACTGGCAATAGCAAGAATACCTAATACATATTTCTTCCAGAGGACACTCCACCAGTTGAGGCTCATCAGTCCCTTTAGTTCGGCTTCGACTTGAGGAATTCCTGAACCCTTGATATCTTTTTCTGACCGAGTTAGTTTCGCACTA